CTTTTTCATTTGGGCTCTCATGGACGATCTAAGCATCCAGGCTGGTGTCACCGTCAATGCGGAGCAGGCCGAGCGCGCCTTTGACAATTTGGCAAACCAGGCTCAGCAGATGGCCGACAGGGTCACAAAGGCCGCTGACAAGGCGGGCCAAGCGACGGACGGGATGGGAAATGGCGCAGAGAAAAGCGCTGAGAAGTTCACACGGGCGGAAAGCCGCATCTCGGCATCCATCAAGCGCGCCACTAACGAACTGGAGTTGCTGGGCAAGACGGCAAGCCAGCGCCTGGAATTCAACATCAGCGACAAGGGGCTGGACACGGCCAAGTTTGAGCCCGCCCTGAAGAAGTTGCGCGAGCTGGAGGCCCAGGCGCAGCAGGCCCAGCGCGCGGCATCTGGCTCGCTGGACAAGATGGGCATCAGCGCAGCCCAGACCGCCGCCGCATTGCGTGGCGTGCCTGCTCAGTTCACGGACATTGTGACCAGCCTGCAAGGGGGCCAAGCGCCGCTCACGGTGTTCTTGCAACAGGGCGGGCAGTTACGCGATATGTTCGGCGGCGCTGGCAACGCCGCCCGCGCGCTGGGCGGCTATGTGCTGGGGCTGGTGAACCCGTTTACCATCGCAGCCGCCGCAGTGGCCGGTATTGCCGTGGCCTACAACCAGGGCGCAAAAGAGGCAGACGCGTACCGCGCAGCACTTATTACAACCGGCAATGCTGCGGGCACGAATGCGGCACAACTCAAGTCCTACGCGCAGGAAATCAGCAGCGTAGTCGGCACCCAAGGCAAGGCCGCGGAAGCTCTGTCTGCCCTGGCAGCAACAGGCAAAGTCGGCGCGGAGAACCTGCGCGAAGCCGCACAAGCCGCAGTGGCCTACGAGCGTGCTACCGGCCAGGCGGCAAGCAAGACGGCGGAGCAATTCGCCGCGCTGCGCAATGAGCCACTGGCCGCCGTGCTGAAGCTGAACGAGGGGATGAACTTCCTGACGGACAGCACTTACAAGCAGATCAAGAGCCTGGAAGAGCAGGGCAAAACGGCAGAGGCCGCCAATGTGGCGCAGCGTGCATTTGCCGATACCCTGTCTGGCCGGGCCGGTGAAATGGAGCGCAACCTGGGCACCGTGGAGCGCGGTTGGATCGCCGTCAAGGATGCAGCGAAATCCGCGTGGGACGCCATCTTGAATGTGGGCCGCGCATCCACCAGCGTTGATCAACTGGCAGAGGTGCGCAAGCAGATTGCGCAGCGCGAGAACCAGATTGCCAATGGCGGCTTTGGCGCCAACGAAGGCGGTGCCGCGTTTGGCCGCCCATCGCAGGCCGCTACCGAACGGCTGCGCGCAGAGCTGGCCGGGCTGCAAGCGAAGGCCGCCGCGCTGGAAGGTGTCTCCTACGCCACCAGGGTGTCCGCAGAAGAAGAGCGCAAGCGCGGCGAAGCGGTGAAGGCGGGTGCGGCGTTCGACAAGGCGGGCGAAAAGTTCTTGAGCGACAAGACCCGCATGGAACGCGAACTCGCGGCGGCCCGCGTGCAAGGCGCAGAGGCCGGGCGCTCGCAGGAAGAGATTGAAAAGCGGCTGGGCGAAATCCGCGCCAGCTACGCCAAAAAGGGCGGCGGCGGTGTGGCGGCAGAAAACAAAGAGCTGCGAGATCAGCAACGCATCTTTGCAGAGCTGGCTGGTGTGTCATCCACCTACTACGCCGAACTTGCTAACGCACAAAAGCAACGCGCCGCTGGCGTAATCACTGAGCAGCAGTATGTGCAGGCGGTCGAGGCGCTGATCAAAAAGCAACCCTTTGCCGTTGCCATTGCCAAAGAGCAGGCCGACGCCACCAAGGCACAGGCCAAGGCATCCGAAGAGGCAGCAAAGGCCCACCTGAAATACGTGGAGAGCTTTGGCAAGGGCGCAGCTGCAGCCCAGCAGCAAGCCGACCAACTGCGCACCGAAGAGGCCGCAGCCGTCATCGCTGCAGGTGGTTACTACTCGCTGGCCCAGGCAATCGAGCTGGTGACCATTGCACGCCTTGAGGAAAAGCGAGACGGCCTGCTGGGCAATGAAGAAGCCTATCTCGCTGTCCAGAAAGAGATCGACGCTCGCAAGGAGTTGGTGGGCCTCATCGGCTCCAAAGAAGCCCGCAAGGCTTCAGAGGATGCCGCAAAAGATGCGCAGCGCGACTGGGAAAGGGCAGCGGCGGATATTGAACGCTCACTGACTGACAGTTTGTTGCGCGGGTTCGAGTCTGGCAAGGACTTTGCAAAGAACCTGCGCGACACGGTCGTCAACATGTTCAAGACGATGGTGTTGCGCCCTGTCATCTCTGCCATCGTGAACCCTGTTGCGGGTGCGATCACTGGGGCGCTGGGGCTAAGTGGCGCAGCCAATGCTGGCACTGGAGGCGGCGTTCTTGGCGCTGTCGGAACGGGCGCCAGCATCTACAACGCCGGAACCGGCCTGGCTGGCATGGCGGGTGGTTTTGCCAACGGCCTGAGCGCCTGGGGTGCGGGCGGCAGTGTCACAGGGGTGCTCTCGAATCCTGGGCTTTACTCCGCAGCAGAGCTGGCTGGCGCCCTGGCGCCCATCTCCCTAGGAATTGGGGCAATCTACGCCATCGCCAAGTCCCTCGACGACAGCGGCACGTACCACACCGGCGGCGCAGCGCAATACAGCGCGGCAGGCGGCCTCCTGTCCGGCCAGTCGGGCGCCAACTACAACATCGGCTTTGGCCGGGTGGAAGCGGGGGCAGACAGCATCAAAGCCGTGGGCGGCATTGCGCAGGCTCTGGGCACCGCGCTCGATGGCGTGGCCGTATCGTTCGGCCAAAAAGCAGGCTACGAAATCGCCACGGCCTTTGCCGACGACACTAGCAAAGACGGCGCATGGGGCGCGCTGCGCATCAGCAAAGACGGTAAAGACCTGCTCAACTGGGAGCAAACCCGCCAAAGCCGCTGGGCGCCCAAAGAGTTTGCAGACGGCGAATCGGGTTACAAGGAATATTTGGCCGCCGTGGCAAAAGACACGCGCCAGGTGTTGCTCGACATGGACCTGCCATCGTGGGCAGACACCATCATCACGTCCATTGGCGATGCGGCCAACATGGATCAGCTCTCCGCAGCGGTGCAGCAGATCGGCGCGATTCAGACCGCATTTGAAGTCATGGGCCAGAGCATGCAAATGTTCTCCGGCCTCACAGACGAAATGCAGTCTGGCCTGCTCTCAGCTGCAGGTTCCATCGATGCGCTGGTTACCAGCACCGGCACCTTCTACCAGGGCTTCTACACCGAGTCCGAGCGCATGGACTCTGCTGTAAAGCAACTCAAGCAATCGCTTGGAGAAATGGGCCTGAGCATTGACCCGGCCATGGGGAGCGATGCAAAAGCGCAGTTCCGCGATGCAGTGCAGGGTGCCATGGATGCAGGCAATGCCCAGCTGGCCACCAGCCTACTGGGCATCAGCGGCAACTTTGCCACGGCGGCAGACTACTTTGAGCGGCTGTCGCAAACCGCGGCAGACTCGGCCAAAAACACCGCCCGCGAAGTGGAGCAGGCCGCACGCGCCATGGAAGATGCATTGTCGCGCGCGCTTTCCAGCGTGGCGTCCAATCGCTTTGACCTGGAAAACCAGCTGCTCACGCAGGCAGGCCAGGGTGACCTGGTACAGCAGCGCATTGACCAGCGCGACTTTGCAGAGCTGACCAAGGGCCTGCCAGAAGAGCAGGCGGCGAAAGTGCGCGAACAGTTCGAGGCAAATCTCAAGCTGCGCGACCAGTACGAAGCCAACCAGCTCGCGGCGGACAACCTGGCCAAGGCCATGGAAGAGATGGAGCGCCAGCAAAACGCGGCGGCCCAGGCGCAGCGCAGCATGCTCCAAGGCACCGTCACGTCGGCGCAAAACGCGGTCACCCAGCTCAAGAGCATTTTTGACATGCTCGACAGCTCGATTGCCAGCCTGCGCGGCAGCGTAACCAGCGCCGTAGGGCAAGACAGCCGGGCCGCCCGCGAGTACATCGCCCAGGCCTCGGTGCTCATGCGCAGCGGCTCGGTGGTCGACGCCGGGCGCCTGCAGGCCGCAGTGCGCGCTGCCACAGCGGGCATTGACAGCCAGCAGTTCGCCAGCAGCTACGAGGCAGACTTTGAGCGGTTGAAGCTGGCGGGCGAACTGGCGGGGCTGCAAGACAGCACGGCGGGCCAGCTCACGGTGGCCGAGCAGCACCTGAGCATCGCGCAACAGCAGCTGGACGCCCTGGGAGTGATCGCCTCGGCCATCACGAACCTGGGTAGCGCACAGGCAGCCGCCAAGGGCCTTGCAAAAGACCAGTGGGCCACGGTGTCTGGGCAGCAGGTGTACGCAAGCTCTGGCGGTGCGGTGGGCGTCAACACCGGCAGCGGTCTCGACATCTATGGCAAAGACGGCTCGCTTTTCACCGGGGCCGAGGCCATCGCATTTGTGCGCAATCAGGTTGCCGTCAACGATGAAGCCAGCGTCTATGCGGCGGCTGTGCGCACCGGCATCAGCTCCAAGGCTCTTGACGAGCTGATGGGCTGGGCGGATGGCACGTCAAATGACTGGGCCAAGGCCAACAAGCTGCCGCAATTTGCGATTGGCACGAACTACGTGCCTCGTGACATGCTGGCTCAAATCCATGAGGGCGAGGCCATCGTTCCCAAGGCGTTCAACCCTTGGGCCAACGGCTCCACTGGCGGCGACAACACAGCACTGATTGCCGAACTGCGCGCCCTCCGTGCAGAGGTGGCAGAGCTCAAGGCCGCAACCCAGGCCGGGGCAGACGCCGCAGGCGCAACCGCTGATGTGCTGGTGCGCGTCACCAACAACGGCAACGGCATGGTGACAGCCGCCGCACCGATCTAAAGGAGCACATGTATTACATCGAACGGGCGTCCATTGAAGACGCCACCTTTCTATCGGGGAGCGTGGGCGAACCCGCTGCCGGTGAATCTGTGTGGGCCGCTGGAACCTACGCCGTAGGGGCCGAAGTCATCCGGCCCCTGCTGCATCGTGTCTTTCGCTGCGCTGTGGCCCGCACGGGGGCGAACACCGACCCCCCCGAGGTGGATACCAACAGCTGGGCCGATGTGCGCTCGACAAAACGATGGCTTCCCTACGGCCCGCTCAAACGGTCAGACGGAAAACTGGTGCACCAAAGCCATGCCCTCAGCACCACGGCGGCAGACATTGAATACCGGTTGCAGCTGCGCTATGCCAATGCCATCGCGCTGTTTGGCCTGCGCGGTGCTTCGTGGTCGGTGGAGGTGTACCCCACCGTCGGCGCGGCTGTTCCGGTCAAAACGATTACCGGCACGATCAAGGCGCCTGCATCTGGCTACTACGACTATGCCTATGGGCAGCGCCGCATGCGCGACCGGGTGCTGGTGGCTGGCCTGCCCATCTACCCTGCGGCCGAGGTGCGCATCAAGATCACCGCGAACTCAGGGCAAGAGCGCCGCGTCTCGCAGATCGAACCCGGCAAGCTGCGCTTTATACCCGGCGTGAGCTGGGGCGGCGTACTGGCAGGCCTGCGCCGCAGCCCTCGGGCCTACAGCTACCGCAAGGAAGAGCCAGACGGCACCAGCACCACCTTGCTGTATGGCAGCACCTACGACATGAGCGGGCAAATCAAGCTCGACGGCTCCAGTGAAGACAACGCCCTGGTGCAGCTGCGCCGCCTGCTTGGCAAGGGTGTGGCCTACGCGCCCACGCTGGCACGGGGCTTTGAGCAAAGCCTGGTGTTCGGCACCCTGGAGACGGCCGACACAGAGCGCGAGTCGGTGCGCATCAGCAGCATCAATTTTCAAATCCGTGGCTTGCCCACGTCTTAAAGAAAGAACCCCATGGCCACCACTCCACCCGTCCCAATCGACGCTGGCCCAGCCCTGCCCAGCTCATCCGACAGCGAAGCCACCTTCGACGCTGCCTTTGAAGCATTCCTCTCGTGGCAGAAAACCCAGCTACAACCGCAAACCAACGCCCTTGCGGCCAACGTGTACAGCAACGCGCAGGCGGCAGAAACGGCTGCATCCACCGCCGTGGGTGCGCGCGATGATGCTGCTGACAGTGCATCTGCCGCTAATGCGGACGCCCTGCTCCTCGCCTCGCTCGACGCCCTCTGGCTGGGGGCAGCCGCAGCCAACCCTGCAACCGGGCGCGCTGGTGCTCCCCTGGTAGCTGGCAATGCCTATGTCAACACAGGCACCGGTCTGCTGCGGGCCTACAACGGAGCTGCGTGGGTCAACGGCTTCAACGTCACGGCGGGCGTGGATTCGGTCAACGGTTCAGCCGGTGCCATCGCGCTCAAGACGGTGGGCGGTGTGGCATTGCTGGGCGCTGGGGACGTTGCGATTGACACCGCCCCTGCTGTGGCGGTGGGCGCGCTCGACATTAATTGCAGCGCGGGCGTGTACTTCACAAAAACGATTGCGGGCAACAGCACCTTCACGTTCAGCAACCCACCCGCATCGGGCACGGCATATGCCTTCGTGCTGGAGTTGACCCACACCAGCGGCACCGTGTCCTGGCCTGCGGCGGTGCGCTGGCCGGACAACATTGCCCCCACGCTCACCACCAGCCGCACCCATCTCTTTGTGTTCACCACCGACGATGCAGGCGCCCGGTGGCGCGCAGCCGTCAACCCCAACTATCTGACCTGATCATGCGCAAAATTGTTCGGAAAATCTTGAGCGCATCTGGCCGCAAGCCCGTCACGGGGCAGCAGCTATTCACAAGCTCGGGCACGTTCACCGTGCCTGCTGGCGTCACATCCGTGTCGGTCGTTGCGATTGGCGGTGGAGGTGGCGGCGGTGGTTACACCGGTACGCTGTACGGCGCGGGTGGCGGTGGCGGCGGCGCCTTGCGCTATCTCAACAACTACGCGGTAACGCCCGGGCAAAGCATTTCCGTGTCTGTAGGCGCGGGGGGAGTGGCTGGAAACATTTCAGCAGCAGTCTCGGGGCCAGGTGGTGCCAGCACGTTCAACGGTGCGACCCTGAGTGCGGGCGGCGGCGGCGGGGGCAGCGCGGCGGGCGGTGGCAACAACCCTGGTGGTGCGGGCGGTACCGGCAGCGGCGGCACCGGCTGGAGTGGCGGGGCAGGCGGCAATGGTGGGGCAAATGATGCAAACCAAGCCGGCGGCGGTGGGGGTGGATCTGGTGGCTATGCGGGCAACGGCGGCGCGGGCGGCGCGGCGGCTACCACCCAACCTGGCACAGGCTCCAACGGCGCCAGTGGTGGCGGTGGCGGCGGTGGCGGTGGTGGCGGCGGCGGTCGCCAAGATTCGGGCGGCACCGGTGTGTCGCGGGGTGGCTCGGGCGGTGGTATTGGCCTCTTTGGACAAGGCGCCGATGGGAGTGGCGGCGCTGGCGCCCCCTATACCACCAATGGTGGTGGCGGTGGTGGTGGCTCGGGCGGCGACATTGGCGCGATTTTTCTGGGTGGCAGCTATGGCGGCGGCGGCGGTGGCGCGACCAATAACGCATTCGGCGGCAATGGCGCTCCCGGTGCCGTCCGAATCATCTGGCCCGGCAACGCCCGCCAGTTCCCATCAACGCGCACAGCAGACGAATAAGGAACATCAATCATGTGGATCAATCCCCAAACAGAACAAGTCTTCACGCAGCACGCGGCTATCCGCGCGGCGTTCCCATCGTTCTCGTTCCCTTCGGAAATGACGGAAGACGACATTGCCTTTGCTGGCCTGTTGCAAGTAGCGCCCACGGCGCCGCCAGCACATGACCCGGCCACGCATCAGGCTGTGCCCGTTGCGCCGGTTCTGGATGGCGGCATCTGGCTGCAGCAGTGGATTGCCGCTATAACGCCAGCCCCCGCTGTGCCCGCCGCCGTCACCATGCGCCAGGCCCGCCTTGCGCTGCTCGGTGCCGGTCTGCTGGACGACATCGACGCCGCAATCAACAGCCTGCCCAGCCCGCAGAAAGAGGCGGCACGGATCGAGTGGGAATATTCGCGAGAGGTGCAGCGCCACAACGGCTTCGTCTCGGTGCTGGCGCCCATGCTGGGTTTGACGGAGGCGCAGACGGATGCGCTGTTCCTCACTGCCGCAGGGCTGTGATGCGGGCCGCTTTCTACCGCGCCACGCGCCCCGGCCTGCAAGGCATCTACAGCCGCGCCGTGCGGTTCATTGACCGTGGGGCGTACAGCCACTGCGAGCTGGTGTTCAGCGACGGCATGAGCGGCAGCGCAAGCTATATCGATGGCGGGGTTCGCCTCAAGCGCATCGACTACGACGACACGCACTGGGACTTCATCGACCTGCCGCCCAGCCTGGAGCCCTACGCCCGCGACTGGTTCGAGGCCAACAAAGGCGCGCCGTATGACCTCATGGGCAACGTGCGGTTTGTGTTGCCCTGGCTGGCAGACAGCGAGCGCGGCTGGTTTTGCTCCGAAGCAATGGCCGCAGCGCTGCGACTGAAAGAGCCGTGGCGCTTCGGGCCGAACGGGCTGGCAGCATTGCTGCGCAGTAGCTACCAACCGGCACAGGCCGGTTTTTTTACGCCCGGAAGGGGGTGATTGATGGGGGTCCATATGCCACGCACGCCCGAAGAATTTAACGACTACGTCGCCAAAGAGCTGAGGGCGGGAGACAGACGAATGGACGAGATTGTCAAAACCATCGCCGCCATTCAGATCGAGCAAGCTAGTGCCAAGGTACTGCTGGCTGAGAACACCGAGACGATCAAGGAGATCAAAACCGACACCGCCGACATGCTCGAGGTTTTCGAGAGCTGGAAAGGCTCAATGCGGGTGATGGAAATGATCGGCAAGCTGGCAAAGCCGCTGGGCTACATCGTAGGGCTTGGGGCTTCCATCGCGGCATTCTGGGCTGCGATGAAAAGCGGGGTGCAGCCGAAATGACGCCGCGCCAGAAACTCACGGCCAAGCTCGGTGCCGGTGCGCTGGCGCTGGTTGTGCCGCTGGTGGTGACATACGAGGGGCTGGTGCTGCGCGGCTACCGTCGCCATGTAGATGCTTGTGGCGCCCATTGCCCATTCTCAAGGCGCTCACGCTGTGTACGTCTTTTGCCTTTGGGCCAAGTCGCCGCTGTTTCAGCATCCCACCCGCCCGCATGAAGTCGGTTGTTAAACATTCGCGCAGAAATCCCATGCTCTTCTGCTATTTCAGCCCACGCCCTGCCGTCTGGCGCTCTGCGCACGATGCTCCTATTCCTAGCCTGAACTTTCATATCAGCCCAGATGCAATTGTTTGGGCTGTACTCTTTCGAGTTGTCGACCCTTTCAATTGTGAGGTGGTCAGCATATCCATGCTCCATAGCCCAAGCATGAAATGCTTCAAAGCTACTCCACTCGTCGCAAACTGTTATCCCTTTCCCGTAGTGGTTGACCCAGCGCGGGTGGCTGCATCTTGCGTGCATTCCTTTAAATATCGTGTAGATGCGCGTTCCAGTTTTACCGTGTGTAGTGCTTCGTTTTCCCATAGTGGCGCGCGATCCTTCGCATCCACACGAGACGCTCTTGCCAGCACGGAGGTCTGCGCCAAGCACCGACCGCTGGTTGCCGCACTTACATCGGCTGAGCCAAAGCGCGCCTCCGCCTTTGGTGTTTCCGGCCTGATGAATTACCGACCAAGAACCAAAAGAGAGGCCTGCAAGATCAATCAATCGGGGATTTTTAGCCATGCGTGATTATATCAGGAGCCAATGAGTATGAGCAACAATGCTAAGGCAAAACTTATTGCAAAAATCGGCGCGTCTTCCGTTGCTCTTGTCATCCCGCTAGTTGTTTATTACGAGGGCGTTGTGCTAAGAACTTATGCCGACCCGATCAATAAAATAACGGCGTGCACCGGACACACCGGGCCGGAACTTCGCATGGGGCAGCGCTACACGAAAGAGCAGTGCGAAACCATGCTGTACGGCGACTTACTCAAACATGCTGATGCACTGAACTGCATCAAAACACCGCTGGCAGACAACCAGAAAGCCGCTTTCCTGAGCTTCGCCTTCAACGTTGGCAACGGCGCATTCTGCAAAAGCACGCTGGTGCGCAAAGCCAATGCGGGCGACATGCCCGGTGCCTGCGCTGAACTGAGCCGCTGGGTGATGGCCGGGGGGAGAGAGCTTCCAGGGCTTGTCAAACGCCGCGCAGCCGAACGTCAACTTTGCGAACAAGGACTGACATGAACCCCATTCTGATCTACATGATGCTGGCCTGGTGGAGTGGCTGGCGATGATCAACGGCCTCTACACCTACGCAGCCACGGCCATCGTGGCCGGTGCGCTGGCCTTCGCGGGCGGGTGGAAGGTGCAAGCATGGCGGTATGACGCGCAGATTGCGGGCATGCAGGCGCAGAACGCCACGGCACTTGCCAGTGCGAATCAAAAGGCGCTGGACGACACCATCAAAATGCAAAGGGCGAAAGATGAAGCAATCAAAGCTGCTGAACAACGTGCAAAAACTCAAGCTGCCAATGCTGCTGTTTTGCGCACTGAGCGTGACGGCCTGCGCGCACAACTCGCCGCCACCACCGTGCAGTTGCCCAGCGCTTCCTGCACCTCCGTCCGTGACTATGCAACAACCCTCACAGGACTATTCGATCAGTGCGCAGGCGCTTATCAAGACATGGCGGGACAAGCTCAAGGCCACGCCGCTACTGTCCGACTATTGATTGAGTCTTGGCCTTCGCAGCCGCAGCAGTAATCAAACTCGCTACGTCAACTGTCCCGCCTTTTGACCACCGATACAGGGTTCGCGTCTCGCGCCATCGCAATGTTGGCAGGCAAAAGCATGTCGCCCTGCACCGCCGTGTCGCCAGCGCCGACTTTTGCTATCCGCTCGCACGCCAGATCAAAAAACCGCCTGTCTCGCTCAATCCCAACAAACGGCAGTCCTAGTTCAGCGCAAACCGCGCCAGTTGTCCCGCTTCCAAGGAACGGATCGCACACGACGCCAAAACCCCAAAGCAGAACCATGCGCCGCGCCAACTCGTCAGGAAACTTTGCCGGGTGGTCGTCGTTGTTCCGCACGGAAGGAATCGCCCAAACTGACCGGCTACCCCATTGCCCCCACTCTGACACTTGTAGGCGTGCGCGGTCAAAAGTCGGCACGCTGCCGGCCTTGCGGAAGCACAGCACATGCTCGTGTTCGTCAACCGCACGGTCGCTCAGTGAGTGGTATTGACAGGTTTGCCAGCAGGGGTCTTTCACCCAAACCCGCGAATCGTGCAGGTAGTACCCGGCCACGCTGGCCAAGTCCGAAGCCGCCGCACCAGAAAGAAAAACTCTTGTCTGTGCCTCCGCTTTGCTGCCCCTTGCGTTGTTCCCGAAAAGCCTCCGGTCTATTGTTTGCTCGCTGCACGCCAGTGCCTCGGCAATCTCCTTCTTGTTGCGCCCCCTGCCGGCTATCGCCGCGTCAATTACGTCCTGCGCGGTGACTGTGTTCTTCCTGCCAACAACGTCAGCCCGCACGGGGGCTATCAGCTTGTCCTCATGGCAGCGCACATCAGCCAAGTTCAAAACCACAATTTCCGCGTCAGTCGCAGCAAAGAACCCCGACATCAGCGCCAACCATTCAAGCCTGCCGCCGCGTTCGTATTCCTTGCCAACCCCATAAGGCGGGCTGGTCACTATCGAGCCTGCCGCGACCGATGGCAAAATCTCGCGGCAGTCTCCGTGCCACAGTTCGCAATTCCCGATTGTCACTTTCTCAGCCATCATCATCCTTTCGTTTGCCTGCTAACACGTCGCTCAACACGGACGCAGGCGATAAAGCCGCCTGCGCCGGTTAGCTAGGCGATGGCGTCGTCACTCAGTTCCATGCTGGCCTCCTTTGATGCCAAGCGACTCGCAAAGCCAATCAAGGTCTTGCGCAATGGCGGAAAATTCTCCACACTCTGGGACTCGTGCTTTACATGTCATGAGCATTGCAGTGCGGCGCGCTTGCATCAGCGCCTTGCTCTGCTCATCCGTCAGCGGCTCCCGCTCCTTTGCAGCCACCAGATCGGCGAAGCGTTCGAGCCCCTCCGACCCGACCCAAAACAGTTCTTCGCGCCCATCGTAGAAACCAGCCTCGCGCGCCATTGCGCGAATCTCATCG